GTTCGATGGAAGGACGAGCGGGGCACCAAGCTCTCCCACGGTCTTTGAAGACCCAGGGACTTTCGGACACCCGCCCGTCACCGCAACTCGAACAATATCCGAGTCGCGGGATTCCAAGTTACAAGGGAGTTTTCAGAGGGTTGCGAGGGCGGGGGCGCCGGGGCCGAAGCTTGCGGAGAGTTGGGTTAGCCGGACCGCTACGCTCTGTTGGGGGCTGCCGAAGTCTGCGGTCTGGTCGGCGGCGGTGTAGGTGAGCGAGGGGCTGGTCGTGATGAGGGTGCGTTTGACAGACGAGCCGTCGAGGATGTCGGCCTGGTAGCGTTCAGCGTCTTCGCTCAATGGGACGTCGGGGGTGTCCCAGGTGTCGCCGCCGGAGCGGGTGCGGCGGACCCAGGTGACTGTGAGGTCGCCGTTTGCGGCGCGGCGACCGCGCACGTGGACGGGGGAAAGTGGCCGCAGGGCAAGGGCTTGGAAGGTGTGGGTTGCGGCGGCGTAGGTGGCGTCGCCTATGGCGCGGGAGGCAGGGCCATAGCGCCAATAGAGCGGCAGGCGCGTTTCGGCAGAGGTCAAGGGGACGGCGGTGATCGCCTGATCGATCAGGACGAAGCGGCTTCCAGCCGGGATGACGGTCGTGACGGCGGCATCGGTGCCAGCCTGGCCGCGCAGGAGGCCGGTCAAGGTGTAGGTGCGCGGGGCCGTCAGCGCGACGGTCGCGAATTGGATGAGTTCCCAGTTGCCGGACGGCGTTTCGATCGCGGCGATGTTGGCGCCGGCAAAAACTTGCAGGGGAGAGGCGGATGCGAGCGCGCCTAACCCGAGGGTGACTTGCAAGGCATTGGCGCGGTCCCAGCGGCCAGACGGGGCGGCGGGGAGCGCGGTGAGTGTTGCGCCCAGCGTCGCTGGAGTGGCGGCGATGGCTTTGAGGCGGAAGCTGGTCAACTCGGGCGAGGCGTAGATTGCAACACCGCCGGGCCAGGGGGTCTGGAGGGCGGCGATAAAGCCGTTGGTGGGCGTTTCGTCGCCGCGCAGGAGCGGCAGGTCGAGGAAGGCCAACGCGGGTTGGCCAGAAATCACTGGATCGCTGGTGCGGCCATGACGGGCAGGAGCTGGCGTTGCGCCGTAAACGCCGACATCAATCGAGCGGGCCTCGATTTCACGCGTGCCGTGTTCGCCGATTTCGGTGATGCGGAAGGTGCGGCTATCGGCACCGGCGTTGAGGGCGACAATGTCGCCGGGCTCCAGCGCCAAGGCAGACGGCGGCAGCAGGAACGAGGCGCGCTCACGGGCGGCCCAGGCATCAAACAGCCAGCTATCGGCGATGGATCCCGCCTGCTCGGCGTCCATGACGATGGCGAGGTCGGCCTGGGACACGCGGCCCGATGCGCCGGTGAGGCGGCGGCTTTCGGCGACGGCCTGGCGGTAGTCGGCGCTGGCGGCGATGTAGCGGATTTTTGCTACGGCAGGGAGTTCGGTTTCCTGACCGCGCGTCAGGCTGAGCAGGGACTGGCTGGGTTTGGTTTCGACTAGATCGGAAGGGCCGAGCGTCAAAAGCGGTGGGGAGGTGCCGCGCTGGCGGAAGGCGAGTTTGCCGCCGGTTTCGACGGTGTCGATAAAGTAGGCGAGTTCGAAGGCGCTCAAGGCTTCGCGGGCCGACATCACGCGGTCGATGGCGTAGCCGGTGACGGTTCCAGCAAGGTTCGACACGTCGCATAACGTAAAGCCGTAATCGTCAAGGATGGCAGCGATGGTTTCCGACAGGGGGGCGCTGGCGAGGCGACCGTTCAGCCAGTGGCCGAGGTGCCAATTGTCGCCGTCGCCCCAGAGCTGCGTGTTGGTTGGGAAGGCCGGGAAAGGCCGTGCGTCCCAAGCGTATATGTGGATGCGATCCAGGGCCACCATGCGTTCGCCGGTCAGGGCAGAGACGGGGTTGGTGCCGGTGACGTAGCCGGTTGCTGCTGGATCGAAGGCTTCGATCATGGCGCGCAAGACGCGGCGCTGGATCAGGTCGTCACGGGCGCCATTGGAAAAGTATGGCAGGGCGTTTTCGGAGCTTTTGGGGTCGACGAAGACATTGGGCTGGTTGGACGCCTTGTCGGCGGCCGCGCAGCCAATTTCCATCATCCAGAATGGTTTGGATTGTGGGACCCAGGCCGTTGGGGTCGGGCTTTCAATGCCCGCGACGCGATTGTAATGCGGATTTTGCCACCATGAGCGAATGTCCTTGTAGCGATAGACCCAGGGCTTACCGAGACCGTCGGTGATGGGGGCGCGGATCTGGGCTGAGCGGGCGGCGTCTGAGGCATAGTACCAGTCGAAGCCTTCGCCGCCGGTGACGTTGCGTTTGAGGTAGGCCAAGTCGTAGATCTGACGGGTGCCTGAGACGGCGTCGAGGTGGGTGTGGCCGTCGCGCCAGTCGGACAGGGGCCAGTAGACGTCCATGCCGATGGCGTCGATGTTGGACGACGACCAGAGCGGGTCGAGATGGAAGGTTACATCGTTCGAGCCGTCTGCGGGCTGGTGGCCGAAGTATTCCGACCAGTCGGCGGCGTAGGTGACTTTGACTGCGGGGCCGAGGATCGACTTGACGTCGGCTGCCAGCGCTACGAGGGCTGCAACGAATGGGTAGGCGTTGGCGGTCGCGCGGACAGTTGTGAGGCCACGCAGTTCGGTGCCGATGATGAAGGCGTCGATGGGGCCTGCGGCTTTGGCGAGCATGGCCTGATGGAGGACCATGCGACGGTAGGACCATTCGTTGGCTGGACCGGAATAGATGACCGTGTCGCCGTCGAGGGCGAAATGCGCAGGCGTTACGGTGCCAACGAACGCTGCGATCTGGGACGCGGCGGCGGCGGTTTTGTCGGGCGTTCCGGGTTGGCCGGGGGCCGGTGTAACTGTGATGCGGCCGCGCCAGGGAAAGGCTGGTTGGGTTGCGCCGCCATAGGGGTTGGGGAGGGTGTTACCGGCGGGTACGTCCATCAGGATGAAGGGCGTGAGCGTTACGCGCTTGCCGCGTGCCGTGAGGTCGCGGATGGCTGCAATCACGGAGGCGTCGGAGGGTGTGCCACCGTAGGCGGGGCGGCCGTCGCGCTGGCTGACGGTGTAGGCGGTGGCGCGGGTCGCGCCTGCGACGGACCAGAAGACCGGTGCTGTCTGCTTGTCGCGGCGCTCGATGCCGGGGACGATCTGGCAGGAACCCGCGCGCAAATCGGTGCCGAACCAGGAGACAATCAATGAGACCGAGTTTGTATTCGGCAGAGTTGTGGCAAGCTGGTCCAACGAGACCGACCAATCGGTACTGCCGAGCCGGGTGTGGACGTTCTCAGACGCTGACGCGCCGTAGCCGGTTGACTGGGTGACGGGCTCGGTCGCGTAGACGAATTCGCCCGAGCCGGGGATGACGACGACGGCTTGGATGGCCTGGGCGAAGGGCTCCGTCGCGCGGTAGATTTCAAAGGAAAGTTGGGGCAAGCGGTTGCCAAAATCGGCAAGGGCCAAGCGCTCGAAGACAATGTAGGCCGTGTCGCGGAAGGCTGGTGTTTGGCCTGCGCCTTGATGGGCTTCGATGAGGCTATCGGGGGCTTGGGTCGCGCTGCCGGTGTAGAGACGGGTCGTGATCTGGGAGAGGTCGATTTCCTGGCCATTGGCCCAGACGCGGCCGATGGCGGAGATCTGGCCCTCGGCCAAGGCTACAGCAAAGTTGGCGTAGTAGCGGTAGGTCGTCGATGTCGCGCTGCCGCCGCCACCGATGCCTTTGCCCGCGCCGCCCGCGTCCTGGGTGACGGCTTCTTCCTCGAAATCGGTAGCCCAGATGACCTGGCCGCCGCTGCGGACCCGGCCATAGACGCGGGGGATGGCCGCGCCTTCGGTGGATGCGGTGACATGCAGGTCGGACAGGCGCGGGCCTTGGACATTTTTTGAGCCGCCAGAGGCGCCGAACAGGGCTTGGTCGAAATAGGAGCCTGCGAGAGCGCCGATCTGGGTGCCGATGGCGGCCCCTGAAAGCGTCGCGCCAAGGACGGCAATGCCGGAGGGTAGGAGCGCGCTGCCGACAGCGGCACCAGCGGCGGCAAGAGCGAGGGTGGCCATGCGGGGGACCTTGTCGGATGGAGGAGGCGAGGGCGCTTCGCGCGTGGGCTCCTGCCCACACCCGGTCGGGAGCACAGCTCCCGAACCCTCAGTTTTCTTGTGACTTTGGTGCTGCGGGGAATTCGAAGACGGCGGCGATGCGGCGACGCCACCAAGGGTTGAGGCTGACTTCGCAGGCAGGGACCCCTTCAATGGCGTGGATCATCGTCGCGGGCGTGGCCATGATGGCGGCGTGCTTGGCGACGGTATCGGCACGCAGGCGGAAAATAAGGACGTGGCCGGGACGGGCCTGGGCTATCGCGACAGGCATCAGATGGCGGGCGGCGGCGTCGAGCATGGTTTCAATGCTGCGCGCTTCGGCCCAATCGCGCGAGTAAGCCGGCGGGGTTTCGGGGTCGAGGCCGGTCACCTCACGGTAGACGCCACGTACGAGGCCGAGGCAATCGCAACCTATCCCGCGCACGCTCGCCTGATGGTGGTAGGGCGTGCCGATCCATCGGCGGGCGGCGGAGACGATGGCAGGCGATGGCGATTTGCACATGATTTCAACAACAGTTTCGTTTGATTGGAGCAAACTTTCGCCGAATCAGCCTACTTTTTTCGGATGCTATTGTGCTTAGCGATGTCAACGAGTGAAAATCATGGCGATCACGCAACACGATTTCACGCTCTCCTCAGAGCCGTTCGCCGACGGCCTGAAGCCAGACGCCAGACCGCGATTGGCCGACCAATTTCGGGGGATGTTGTTGACCCTGTCCGGCATGGTAGCGGACTTCGCTTTTGATATTCAACACACGCTTGCCCGCCTTGAGGCTGAGATCGACTTGTTTCTCGACCACTGGCAGCGGGACTGAGATGTCAGCGGGGACTTATGGGCCGGAGACGAGGAAGTCGTTGCCGGGCATGTGGGGGAAGCCACGAAAGTTCGCCGCGTTGGCAAATTTCGACGCGCAGGTTCTCAGGTGCTTGTCGCAGCCCGCCGTGATGACGAAGGTTTGGTTCGCGATCAGGGGGAGGCGGGCTGCAGACCAGAGTTCGATCGAGACGGTGCCGGCGGTCATCGTGTGTGACTTGACTTCGATTTGCTGGCCGACGGCTGCTCCTGAGGTGAAGGTCAGCAGGCCGCGCGTGAACCACCCGGTTGCATAAGTTGAGAGGCCGTACGCCGTGAACTGGCGGGCGCTCGTGACGGCGAGGACGGTGCCGAGACCTTGGAAGGTTGGCGCTTTGGCATTCACGGCGCAGCGGGCGTCGCCGAGGCTGGCGTCGCATGTGTATTGGAACAGGCGGCCTTTGGGCTGCTGGAGGTAGTGGGCGAGGCCGCGCACTTCGGCGGAAAACGCTATGCCGGAGCGGCGGACTTCACCCAGCGAACCAGAGCGCATCAGGGCACGTTGGGCGGGGTCGGACCAGTTCACGCGGAAGATTTCGACAGCGGCGTCGTCGTAGTACCCAGCGGCGAGGTCGGCTTCGACGAGGGCATCGGATGTGATGGCGCTTGTGACTTCCAGGTTGTCGACGGCAAGGCCAACGGTGTCTTTGATCTCGCTGGCGGTGAAGCCGGAGGCGGCTTCGAACGTGGTTCCATCGAAGATGAGCTGCCGGTCGTGGTCAGTGAATCCGAGATGGGTGCCGTCACGGCGCGTCAGGCGCCAGCACCAGCACAGGGTCGTTGCGCCCGAGGCAAGGTGGGCGGCGAACTGCGGGGAGAGGGTTTTCATGGGGCCTTACAAATCTGGAGACGACTGTGTCACAGCAACGTTATCGCCACTGGCACGATCATTGGCGTCTCAGCCTGACTGAATGCACTTCTCAGCCTTCTCATAAGTGAGTAGTGTGCTGCATATTGTTTTCGGAGCGGGGGCTGCGTCTTGTCCCACCATACTTTGAATAATTGGCCGAACGTAAATTCAACTGGATCGCATACGGACCGGCCTTGGATCGTAGAACGTCGCGGGCAACAGCTTGGCCCGTTTTCGACGGTCGAACTTGCGCTGGCAGCCAAAAATGGACTGCTCGCCGAGGATGATCTTATATGGAAATCTGGCCTGCTGAACTGGGTTCGCGCAGGCGAGGTCGATGGACTGCTGCCACCAAAGGAAAAAGCAGCGCAGTTCGGCTCTCACAAAGCAGCCTCAACAGGCCATGAGCAGACCAACCTCTTGCAACATTATTCAGCGGCATTTTCCGCCAGAAAAGGCGCTGCCATTGAACAGCGCACTGTCCAAGCACAGCATGCGCCGCGCCCGCAAATGCCAGTCGTCGTTCGGCACGACCTGCCCGGTCGGACTTACAGAGACATGGGGCGTCACGAACCAAGGCTAGCCGACATTAACACAAATCGCCAAACCGACGTTCAAGCCACGGCTCGACCACCTGCCGTTCTGCCAGCTCAATCCGTCGGCGTCACGTCATCACCCCTGGTCGACGCATCTAAGGCGCACATGTTCGCGGACAGGATTGCGCGGGAAATCATTCTCATGCTCGATCGTTACGATATCAAAACGATTGATGACCTCGCCTCAAACGACCGGCTTCGTCAAATGGCTGGGTTCACGTTCGACGCGTTGCCCACCACCGTGCGGCTGCCGTTATCAGGCTTCGTGGGCAGGGCATGGGTCGAAGCGCATATTTTTGACGCGTTGCTGCGATTACGGGCTGCATTATTGCGGCCGGAGTATCAATCGTTGGATCTGCGCCAGATTGCCTTAGCGCAAGTACCAGCGATCGCCTTAGCCCTCGATACTGCAATCGCTCAGACGGCGAACGGCATGGGATCGCTTGTTTCATCGAATTGGAATGCCGTGTCAGGAGCGATCAAGGGTTTGCAGTCGCAAATCGCGGGTCAGTCTCCGTTGCAGGTGTTCGCTTCGGCGAAATGATGGCTAGAGGCGGATTTCGATGATGGGGATGTTGGGGATTGCGCCGTGGGTGAAGCCTTGCAGGGAGATGTCGAGTTTGTCGGTATCGAAGCGGACGGGGACATCGAACTCGAAGCCGGCGGTGATGGTGGAGCCAGCCGGTGGGATGTGGCCTGCCAGAAAGGTGACGAGGCCGGTCGCGGGGTCGATGGCGACGCTCGTTGACGGCTTCGGGGTGGCGTTGACCGCGATCAGGACTGTGCCGGCGACGGGTCTTGCGATGGTGCGGACCCAAGGCGCGAACGCGCTGCCGTAGGTTTTGGTCAGCTGGAACGTCGCGCGCGTGCCGTCGCCGGTGCCGATGGTTTGGTCGGTGGCCGTTGGCACCTGGGTGGGTGGACAGGATTTCCAGTCGGCATGGTCGCGCCAGCGAAAGCCCGTCAAGCGGCCACGGCGTTCTTCGAAGAAGGCGATCACGGCGTGGAGGTCGTCGATGGATTTGACGCCGTAGCCCGCGTTGTATGAGCGGCGGCTATCGGCCCAGCGGGCGTTGCGCTCCTCAAAGCCGGAACCGAGGGTGACAACGTCTGTGCGCCGTTCGGGGCCGCCCTGGCTTGCGCGCGAGATGGCGGTCGGGAAGCGGATTTCGTGGAAAAGCATTTTTGGATCTCATGCTGGCTGATCCTCGCTTTCGCTCGGGCCAGCTCCGATGGGGCGCGCGACGGCGCGCGGGTCGCGTTGCTCCCGGCCCAGGCGGGCAAGGAATAGGTCAGAGGTTGCGTTGGCCGAGAGCGACGGTGCGGGACAGCATGGCGGCGATTTGGGTTTGGCTGCGGGCGAAACTTTCGGCGTCGGTGGCTTGGACGTTGAAGGTGACGTTCATGCCCGATGCGGCCGGGGCCACGCCCGAACGGGCATCCGTGCCGCCCGCGAGGGGCGCAATGGTTGCGGCGACACGTCCGGCTTGGCCTGCGCTGACGGGAAAGGCTGCCGGGCTTTGGATTAAGCCATTGCTGGCGAAGGGCGACGGCAGACCGGTCGCGAGCGCGCTGCCGGTGGACAGGCTACTGCCGCTGCCGAACAGCCCTGTTACGATGCTGCCGAGACCGTCCGTCAGCGGCTTGAAGGCGGCATTGAGGACCATCTTCGACAGGCTGAGCGCAAGGGTGGCGAAGACATCGTTGAGGCTTTTGCCTTTGAGCACTAGGCCGTCGAGCGCGGTGGTGAGGGAGGCTGAGAATTGCCTGCCGGAGAGCTGGACCTGCTTGAGCTGGTCTTCGAGGCCCGACGTGTCGGCGTCGATGGCGACCGTCCAGGTTTCGAGGGGGGCGTTTTCCATGCTGGGTCTTTCTTTGGCCTCCCGCGCTGAGGGCGCTCCGGCGGGGCGGCGCACGAGCGCCAGGTCGCAACGGTGCTCCCTAAACCCTGCGGGTTTGGGTGAATAGCCTCACGCGCTGAGGGCGCTCCGGCGGGGCGGCGCACGAGCGCCGGGTCGCAACGGTGCTCCCTAAACCCTGCGGGTTTGGGTGAATAGCCTCACGCGCTGAGGGCGCTCCGGCGGGGCGGCGCACGAGCGCCGGGTCGCAACGGTGCTCCCTAAACCCTGCGGGTTTGGGTTAATAGCCTCACGCGCTGAGGGCGCTCCGGCGGGGCGGCGCACGAGCGCCGGGTCGCAACGGTGCTCCCTAAACCCTGCGGGTTTGGGTGAATAGCCTCACGCGCTGAGGGCGCTCCGGCGGGGCGGCGCACGAGCGCCGGGTCGCAACTGTGCTCCCTAAACCCTGCGGGTTTGGGTGAATAGCCTCACGCGCTGAAGGCGCTCCGGCGGGGCGGCGCACGAGCGCCGGGTCGCAACTGTGCTCCCTAAACCCTGCGGGTTTGGGTGAATAGCCTCACGCGCTGAAGGCGCTCCGGCGGGGCGGCGCACGAGCGCCGGGTCGCAACTGTGCTCCCTAAACCCTGCGGGTTTGGGTTAATAGCCTCACGCGCTGAAGGCGCTCCGGCGGGGCGGCGCACGAGCGCCCATGACGCTGGCGCGTCGGGGTGATGATGCGGTGTCAGTCGGGGAACTGGATCATGAGGGCTTTGAGGCTGGCGCGGGTTGGGCGGTCGGCAGAGGCGGCGGCGGGGCCGAGAACAGCGCGCGCGGCGGCGGCGAATTCGCGCGGCGTCAGAGCCCAGAACGCACGGGACTCTAATCGCAGGATGCCAAGGCCCAGCGCCATCACCTCGTCCCAGGGAAAGGGACGGCTGCGGGCACCTCGCTGTCTTGGTGTTCGGTTTGCTGCCGCCCCTCACCCCGTGAAGGACGGGCAGAGGGGGTAAAGGTTGCGATCAGCAGGCGGGCGACGATGTCGATGAAGCCGGGGATGCCGTTGGGTGTGTGCATCCGGGCGACGGTGGCATCGTCAATGTCATGACCCGCACCGCGCAAGCCTGCTCCGACGATGCGGACGCAGTCGCGGGCGGAGAGTTTGCCGCCTTCGAAGCGTTGGGCGAGGGCGAGCATGTTTTCGTCGCCAAATGCTGCCTCCAGTTCGGCAAGCGCGCCGAGGGTGAGGCAGAGCGTGTAGGGCGTGCCGTCGAGGATGCCCTCGATTTCGCCGCGATGAAGATTGGGCATGATGTGTCTCACGGTTGCTGTTCCTGCGCTGCGCTCCGGGCAACCTGCGACGGCGCGCGGGTCGCGTGGCTCCCTCGCCGCTGCGCGTCGCTTCAGTTTCAAGCCGCAGTGAAGGTGATTTCGCCGGCGGATTCGAGGGCGATGTCGAAGGCGACTTCGCCGTCGTGTTTGCCGCTGAGGTCGAAGCTGTTGATCTGGAACGGGCCTTGAACGGTGCCAAAACCTGGGATCACGATTTGCCAGGGTGCAATGGTGCCGTTGAAAACGTGCGTGCGCACGATTGCATCTGAGGCGGCGTTCTTGAAGATTCCCGAGCCGGTGAGGCCAGCGGATTTGCCGCCGCCTCCGGCCAGGAGTTCGCGCCAAAGGCCTGCGGATTCCGATGAGGTTACATCGACGGTTGCCAGATTGAAGCTGATCTTGCGTGAGCGGATGCCAGCCACGGTCGTGTAAACGCCGGTGCCGTTCGCATCGACTTTGAGCAGAAGGTCTTTGCCTTTTTGTGCGGTCATTATTTATCTCGCTTTGTTATGCCTCACGCGCTGAGGGCGCTCCGGCGGGGCGGCGCACGAGCGCCGGGTCGCAAATTTGCTCCCTATCGGCTTCGCCGATGTCATTTTTGCCTCACGCGCTGAGGGCGCTCCGGCGGGGCGGCGCACGAGCGCCGGGTCGCAAATTTGCTCCCTATCGGCTTCGCCGATGTCATTTTTGCCTCACGCGCTGAGGGCGCTCCGGCGGGGCGGCGCAC